TAACCCAGTTGCAGTATATCCATTATCTCCATCAGGATATCGCATCCTATAACTATAACTTGCAGATCTGAAATCCCCCGACTGTCCCGAAGTAATATAATCAATCCATGCTTCAAAAAATCTAATAGGTAGATACTCTTTAGCATCTACATAAAAAGTTAAATCAATTCTATCATCAAAAACTCTACGATGAGCATGTCTCTCAGTAACTCCTGTATGATCATTTCTCAACTCTAAAGTAGCTATTTGAGAACCAGGTAATACTGCTTCACAACACATCAAGTTTAACTTGTCCTGCACTGTTCCTAAATCTCTACGCAAAGCATTAGGAATCGCCAACTCCACTTCAAAAGCAGAAGTTAAAGCAGGTCTTAAGAGATTTGATTTAATGTTAGATACTGTCCTTATAGCAGGCATTTATAAATACTATTTGACCTTATATATTATGTATAATGGCGGAAAGTAAGAAGAGTTTATTCAAACCCACTAAACCTAAGAAATATAAAGGAAATCCAAATAATATTATCTGTCGTAGTTCTTGGGAAAAAAAATTCTGCACTTACTGTGACATTAATGAAAGTATTGTAGAGTGGGGAAGTGAAGAATTCTTTATCCCCTACCGTGCTCCTGATGGTAAAGTGCGTCGTTACTTTCCAGACTTTATTATTAAAGTAAAAGAAAACACAGGCAACCTTAAAACATATGTCATTGAAGTTAAACCAAGAAAACAAACACGTCCTCCCAAACCACGCAAAAAAGTAACTCAATCATATCTTTATGAATGCAAAACCTATGCAGTTAATCAAGCAAAATGGGCAGCTGCATCTGAATGGTGTAAAGATCATAAAGTTGAATTCAAAATCATTACTGAAAAAGAACTAGGAATTCAATAATGTCAGACTCTTTTGGATTCAGTGCAGAACAACTAGAAAAACATCCTACTGAACGAGTAGAAAGATTAAAAAGATTATTATCTGAAGCTAATACAGATGATACAGAAGAGATAATGCTCATCATTATGGAAGTCTTCAATCAAACTGTGACTCCTGTACCGGATGTAGGCAAATTTTATACCTTTGTATATAATGCAAAAACTCCTGGTATAACTTATGATCAACACCCACTCATTGCATGTATGGAATTATTTCCATGGGGATTTAGAGGTCTTAACTTTCATTGGCAAGAATATAGAAATTATACTTGGGAAGAACTAGCAGGACAACTCTATATTGTAGAATATCAAGAGTTAGATGAGCTACTCTCACTACAATATGGAAAATTCCTCCTAAATAACTAAATAAACTCTTATAAATGGCCAAACCACCAGCAAAAATAAGTGGGAAATCCTATAATATTGATAATAAAACCTTTAATATCCCAGGATTGGGGTCTGAAAACTATTGGG